TAGTCAGGGATCTGGCCTAAGGATGATGATCCTTTAAGGAGTCCAATATGCGGTTCGCCACCCTCTTCCGCAGGTGTTGCACCACTATTGTTTCGGGCGATGTGGCACACGACGATGAATGTGAACTGGAGTTCCATCGCGAGTTCTTTGATTTGTTTAATCGCCTTATCAATAGCCCTACGCTGGTCACTGCGAAGATCAATACCATCAGCAAGAATAGAGAAGTGATCGAGAATAACGACTTTGCACTGTTCGTTAAGAACGTAGTGCCTAACGTTTGCAAGGAAAACATCAAAGTCATCTGATCCGAACTTGTCGATAAGAAATAAGTTCTGAGCAAATGTCCTGGCTGCGTCTCTTATCTCCTGCTGGTGGTCAACACGCCACTCTTCATCCCTTCGATACATGGCCTGGCCCATGCACTCACTCAGCATCCGCTCATAAGTAGTAGTGGTTGACTCCTCGTAACCGAGGTAGGCCACACGCACGCCTGTTGAACAGAGGCGTAGAGCAATACTCCTGCTGAACAGGGACTTACCTATGCCTGTGCCACCGGCCAGCATGTGCACCTCGCCAGGCTTAAGCCCTTCAGTGCTGTCGTTCCATCCCTTCCATGGAAAGTCAAAGCCACGGTGGACCTTGGGGTGCAGCACCTGCTCCATCAGATCGATGGCAGCTACAACACCATCAGGCCTGTGCTTCCTGGCCTGCAGGATCGCGAGCTTAAGGGTCTCCTTGTCGCCCGCGAGCCATGCGTCGGCGGCATCTTTGTACTCACCGAGGCCAGTAACGATACGAGCTTTTGGCCCGATCAGTTCGGCCACCTTCTGCGCGTTGGTGACTCCAGGCTTGTCTGTATCAAAGAGGATCTGAACAGTTTCAAAACCCAGTACCCAACTGAGGTGTGGCTTGATCGACTGAACTGCTGATGTCACGCCGTCAGGAATGCTGACCACGATCCAGGTCTTTGATTCCCTGACGGTCAGCAGTTCACGCACACACAGGCAATCCTTCTCACCCTCACAGATGATCAGGTGACCTTGATTGCCGAGGTGTTGCCCAAACAACTGCATGGGTTTGGGACGTTCGCCCACCCAGCTGAACCCTTTGGGTTCCAATCGGCGGACGTGCTGAGCAACGGTCTGTCCGTCCTTGTTTTTGAAGTCCGCGTAGTGGTTCCTGTCTGTTGAGCGGTAGCCATAGAGAGTGCAAGTTCTCTTGGTAATACCCCAGTCACTGATCGCTTGAATCGGTGCCTCAACAATGGGACGGATAGGTTTCACGTCCGTCTTGTTCTGCTGGATCCTGGCCAGCATGTCGCCAACCGTCTTCATGGTTTCCTTTTCTGGCCAGAAGTGTTTGCCGCAGGAGTAACAGTGGATTGATCCGTCGTCATTGAGTTGAGCAGCGTCTGTTGAGTCGCACCCCCCGACTTCCGGGCCGGGGCAAGGTAGGTGGGTCGTTTGCCGTTGGCCCATTGAGTTAAAAAGTCAGCGGGGATAGGTGTTGGGCACCAGGCAATCCTGTGTTTGGTGCACCATTGAGCCACGGTTGTTTTGCTCTTTGCATTCAACCGTTGGTTAGGCATTTGCAATGCCACGAACAAAGGCAGTTCAGGGTTGGCCTTGAGCACAGCAAGCAACTTCGAGCGATCACTTGCTGAGAACCAACCCTTCACTTCGATGTAGAAGTCACCCACCCGAAAGTCAGGTGTGTACTTCCTGTGAATTGTGTACTCGAACTTGTCAGGTTCGTAGTCAGCGACGTGACCCAGCTTCACCAGATCAGCGCCGATGTCTTCCTCCAACTGGCTGCGATAGGAACCGGACCTAGCGCGTTTCCGGTGAGCCCGGTTGAACCTATCGAAGGGCATTGTTAGTCCAGCTCAAAGAAATCGCCGGACGTGTCAGCCATGTCGATTGTGTTAGAAGGCGGAGCCTCCCAACCACCACCATCAATGGGTGCAACAGGACCGCTGGAAGACCCACCGCCAGCCTTCAATTCCTTGATCTGAAATCCTTCCAGCGCAAGTGTGACGCCTGGCTTCTTGAGATAGACGTAAGGCAGAGCCTTGTAGTAGATGCGGCCAATGGAACCCCATCCAATGTTGTCGATCTGATCGTTTACAACAACACCCTTGGCGTCATAGATCGTTGGCGCTGAGCGCTGCCTGATCTTGCCTGTTTTCTTTGCGGTGTATTCAAGTTTGCGCTTGAACTTAAAGATCGTTTCAGTTTCAGATTCGATCTTCTCACCATCAGGATTGTCAGGGTCGAGATCCTTTGCAGGGCCAAAGGGGAGCTGCAATTTGCTGGTGTCGTTTGGGAAGGAAGGGAACTGCTGACGATATTCGTTGATTGCGTGGTCGATGACTTCAAGCAGCGGAGCAATCTTGTTGTTCTCTAGCTTCAGTCCAGCCTGCCAGGCGAGCTTGTCGCCAAGGTCAGGTTCGGGTGCTCCGACAATATTGCCGAAAGCATAGGTGCCGATTGGTGAAACTTCTTCGTCGTAAAGTGCCATGGATAGTTTTAGGGGCAGATGTGGGCCGGGCTTACATCTGGCGGGAATGCCGGTGGTTTAATGCTTGATAGTGGGCAAGTGGTTAAGAAAATAAAAAGGGGTTCTCCCCTATCTTTGATACTTTCAAGTCATTTAGAACTGGTGGTTTAGGTAACGTTTTGTTCAGCTCACACTGGAGGTTGTAGTGCATAATTTCCAGGTGATTGACGGAGTAGAACCGACTGAACTGGTCTTGTAATTCCGTGCGCATCATAGATACATTGTCCAGTGTTGTTGCCATACAGTCATGCACTGTGATGATGGGTTTGTTATATGCGTTACCCCAATGCCATACAAATTGTTCAAGGAATGCTGCATCCATTGAGTGCACGTAATCAGCTGCAAGTTTTGATAACGACTTGCGTTTATCCAGCGGCGCTCCTTCATGGTCATCACACTGAAATTTCACAGTCCGTCCGCTCAACACAAGCTGGTGTTTTTTCACGTTGGCCTCGTTTGAATAGCTCTCCACCAGCAGGCCGTTAGGTGTCAGCCAGTACGGGCGATGACCGCACTCGATCTGCACCTTGCCCACCGCTCTGAGCCATGCAGCCAGGCTGCCGACAGATGGCATCAACCCTTTAACTGCGCGATGGATGTACTTGGCCAGGCACACCGACAGTTCAACAGCTCTCAGGTTGTCTGCTTCACGGTCGAAGAAGCCGCACATGTGCTCACGTAGGTAAAGCTGGATGCCGTGCATCAAGGTCATGTGCGACCGTCCATAGATGATTGGCATGGTTGCCTCCTTCACGAGCTTGCGTGTAACGCCATGCTCCAGCCACCAGTCCAGGCACTTCTGGTCTTCTTCCTTGTAAACCCCATAAGCCTCAGGGTTCTGCATCATCGAGAGGGTGGCGGCCAGGATCTCCAGGTAGAGATCTGAGTAGTGCCGACCGATCACGTTGGTCTGTTCAGCCAGCCATTGATCTCTTGTTAAACAGGCAGCATGTCCATACGCGCTGCATGTCTGATCCAGCTGGAAGAACAATTTGGTTTTGTACTCATAGTCAGCCTCGTACCTGGCCCACTCCTGGCACAGGCTGATGAACCGAAACGGTTCCTTGACGCCCTCCCAAAAGCCAAGGCGATCAAGCGGATCCTGGCCAGCCGCAATGATATGCAGCTCATTCTCAGTGAACCAAGTCAGCCTCTCCTCCCATGACTTGGGCAGGCCAGCTGCATCACCAACAGCCCAGGCAAACTCCTGTTCATTGCCACTGATCAGCGCACCGTGATCTGACTGCAGCTGTGAACGCTGAGCATCAGCCTTCAAATAACTCGTGTTGCCACCTTCCTGATAACAGCGACCACGCCTGTCTTTCTTCCAGGTAAACCACATGCGCGGCTGATCCTTCAGTCGTTCGTATGTGATGCGGCCATGAATGAAGTCAGACCGCTGCCCATTGCGCCGTTTGTCCTGCTTCCATCTCCAGTGGTCATCCCAGAACTGCTTAAGGCTGTCCTCTTCTCCCTTGATCAGGTACTCAGCCTTGACTGGATATGGAACACGATCCCGTGGCGGCAGGCTGCCAATGCTGTGATTCAACTCCCACAGCTGACGCTGCAGCTCCATGATCTCGTGGTTCCAGCTGACAGGTGTCTCCTGCAACTTGTTGAGTGAACCCAGCACACAGTCTTTCATCCATCTGGTGTGGTGCTTCCAGCTCTCTGGTGGGATGTCGATTGCTGCTGTGCTGAATGTATAGAAGCCACCGCCATATTGAGACTTCCATTCCCGTGGCGGCTCAATCATTGGCATCTTCGCCGGACGGAAACAAAGGAGGTTGTTCTTCCAACGTGAGAGAAACTTCCAATAGATCTCAGTCATCACGATGGTTGGCACCTTGCGCTTGCGCACCATTCGGTACTCAACATCAATCATTCCCGTGGCCTGACGGGTGATCTCAATGAACAACCGACCTAATGCCTGACGTTCAACAGCAGGCAGTGGCTTGAACTTATTTCCTATCTCAAAGTTCTTGTTGCGCAGCAGCTGCATCAGTGGCTTGACGCCAAGGTTTTTGCCATTGGCCAGACGCAAGCCTTCTAAATGCCATGACTTTCCCCATGCCGGGTGCATAAGAAACAACACCACTTCAATACGTTTACCGACCTGTGATGCGACAGCACTCAGGCGGGTCTCGTCTCTGATGTTGTCTATCAAATAGAACAGCGCATCAAGGCCTGCCTGAGTCACGGCCTTGTCATCATCCAGCAGCGACCATGCCGTGCCAAAGACAGCGGCGCGGGTACGACTTGCCCTGGACTCTCTCAAACAGATCTGGATGAATCTGTCAGCGAAGCGTCCGACTAAGAAAGAACTAGCGCCTGCCTGCCACTTGCCTGCCGTGGCTCTGTCGCCGCCGATTTGCTGACACCATTTTTCGAGCTGCACCTGTGGCGAAAGAGGTTGCAATTCGTTGCGCTTGTCAGTGGGAAACTGTTGACCGTCATTTTTCATGAGACTGAGGTGAGAACGCTGTTTATGACTGATGTTTGACCATGCTCAAGTGTGCTAGAAATGGAAGACATCTTTTTGCGAATCGCTGAAACTCCCTGCAGTGCCTTGCATCTCAAGGGTTTGCACTTGGCTTGGTTGCAGTGCAACTAATTTGCAACCTGCTGCGTTTGAGTCTCAAGGAGATTGCGCACGCGCTCCCTTCTCTTGGCTGATTGAGTCACGTAACGCTGTGACATAGCCAGGTCAGAGTGATTGTGAAAGTGCTGAATCGCAAAGGCGTCCCATCCCATATCTGCTTTCTCTGTGCAGGACAATGCTCGGAAGCGATGGCCTGTCCATTCTGTTAGCACTGATTCCGGCAAGCCAAGACTTTCAACTACTGACTTCTTAGCCTCGGTGAAGTGATCCCACCACACGCAATAGCTAATCGGGAAAGGTTGTTGTGGATTGAGGCGTTTCAACTCAAGCAGTAGCTTCTCTAACTCACTCCAGATAGGGAGGATGTGAGTCTTCTTGTTCTTGATTCGCTGGCCTTCTTTTGGCTTGTGTCTGAATGCAATATCCATCGAGTTGAATGCAACATCAGACCACTTCAGTTGCAGTGCTTCTGTTGTTCTCACTCCCGTCAGTCTTAAGAACTTGCAAAACAACTGAACTGTTCTCTTGTTCTTTGACCTTGCGAAGTTCTGTTTATCAAAGGCAATGATCAACGCTTCAATCCATGCCTGTTCAGGTATGAACTCAGATTTCTCACTCCTCTCCAAGCCTTCGGGTCTGAACGGAATCTTGTCGATCACGTCACGCTTATGAGCCTGCTTCAGCACGACATACAGGGCGTCGAGATGACAGACAATGGTCTGATCCTTGATTCGATGTGTCTCCCTAGAGAGTCGAACATATTCTTCCAGCCACTGCAGGTTGATCTGTCTGATGTCAGTTTTGGGGTCAGTGCGCTTGGCTACCACCATTGCGTTGAGTGGCATTGTCTTTGAAGCGTTGCGCCAAGTGGTTCGAGTCGTGAGATCGATCCAGTAGGCCAGGCTGAATTCATCAGCGTGCGTGGTCAGCACTGCCAACTCTTTTGACTGTTTCTCTGCCTTGGCTGCTGCTTTCAGCTCATCCCGCAGAACAATCAACTTTCGTTCTTCTATCTGCGCATCATGCTCAGTTTCACAATTAGTCACGCTCCTTCTTTTGGGACTATCCGGGAAGCCACCAACCTGGGCAACCCATTTCTGTTTGTCTTTGTTCCAGTGGACACTCATTTTTCACTCCATAGGTGGTTTTCGATCTGCTCCAGGAAGGACAGGCCGGCTGGTGTGATGAACAGCATTTTGTTGCGGTCATCCAGTGGGTCAATTTTGGTTTCAACGAACTTGCGGCCATTGCCGGTTCGATCTTTCCGGCCTTTGTGGCCAAGCGTGTCAACAGCACGGCTGACAGCAGCAAGAGTCACATCCAGACGACGGGCGATCTCCGTCTGAGTGAGGCCAGGGTTTTCAGCAACGATCAAAAGGAATCGCCATTGGCTGAAACGAAACTGTGGGTGGACAGTGGCAATGAACTGACAGGCCGCCAGTGCATTGCGTGAGGTGTTGAGGGTGGACACGGGTCGTGATGGTTGATGTGTGGTCTTGCAGTTGCAATCGTCTTTCAAGGGGTGTCAATCCTTGATCTTGGTCAATGGTCTTGCGGTTTGCAGTGTGAGCTTAAGCTGTCAATCTAAATAGATAAGAATCCAGCAATACAAAGCGTTGATCTGGATGATTGGGCCATTGAGGCCGTCATCTTGAAAGCTGATAGGCCAGCGAGTCCTTGCGGCAGGAGCTGCGCTGATCTTTACGCGGTCGAGCATTGAACGAGTCCTAATCGTTGAGTGGTGCCTTGATGTTTGGACTGAAACGGGCATGGATTAGATCACCACGGCCCCAGGACGGAAACAGGCCGCGACCTCTGAACTGCCATCCGAGTTTCAGAAGCTCATCAACATGGTGCTGCACTACTGCATCAACAGGCTGATGTTGTGATGTGTTGCTGGTCATGAAGCTTGTCCGCGCAGAACAGTAATTGACTGTTGAAGTTGGGGCACATCTGAATCGTGCACCTTTGGTATCAAAGGCACGACTTCAAAGACTGGAAAATCGCCAAAAGCCTCTCCACCAATGAAGCAGCGCTCAAGGTTGCGTCTGTTCTTATGAGCCAGTGCCTGTGTCATGTGAACAGACACAAGGACCCAGTCGATACCACGTTGAACAACCAAGCCGTGTGAGTAACGGCCCGGTCTGCTCATTTCACGCTCGATCACCGCACCATTCGGCATCAGTGCCTGGAGTGTTCCCATTTAATTCCTGCAGATGAAAAGATGGATTCTGGACGTTTAACAGTTGACCGTGGCAACCGCCAGGCACAGGAAAGTTACCCATGCAGCACGTAGCCACGCTGGCCGCGGCCAACAGTGTTCTCATGGTCAATAGCCTCTCATCATTTGGTTTTTCATCTGCGTCCTTTGCCGATTCATCTCCCAGCGAATCTTGCTTTCCAGGTTGCGCATGTCCCGCTGCTGCAGATAGCGCTCATTCGCCTGTCGATGGAAGTCCTCCTGGCTTTGGCCGTAATCGGCCATGGCTGGCGCTGCTCCAACTCCTGCAACAGCGGCACAAAATGCCAGTGTTTTTAACAGGATCTGATTGTTTGTTGATTGAGTCATGACTTGCGTCCTTCGTGAAATTTCTTGAGATGTGCAGCGCCCACTCGTGGCGGTGGATCCTTTGAGGCCTGCTCCAGAGCTGCCATCAGCAGATCTTTTGCAACGGTGTTATGAGGCAACAGAGCTTCTTTGGCAAGCTCCATCAGTCGCTGTTCATGCCAGCCGTTAAGCCTGAGTCCAAGCTGTGTTGTCATCAGCCCTCTCCGAAGTAGAACAAAGAGATGAACCAGCACAGCGCTTCATCTTGCTCATCGGTGGTGTCGCATGTTGTCCCGGGCTTAAACCAGTCCTGAACCTGCATCAGTGGGTTGCCAGCCTCTCTGTATTCGTCGATGTCGCCAGTGATTCGCATCGCAGGGCCGCCAGTGCCAAGCAGGATCTGAAATTCGTCAGCTTCCATTTCGGCACCGACAGACACCCAGCTTGTCGATCGAACATCAACCGACAGCGGCCAGTCGCGGACCTGCTGTTGGATCTCTTCGATTCGCTCGTCTGTGGTTCCCTCGGCCTGCACTTCCTGATACAGCTCAAGGATGTCCTGGGCGGTGGAGACACCTCCAGCCTGGACCTGCTCCCACTGCTCTTCTGCAGTGGGTTTTCTGGCTTCTGTTGTCATGGTTGCTTGCCGGTTAGTAACAGTTGACCGTGATTAATCAACCTGCTAGCACAGTGCTCACACCATCTTGCAGCTGTCAACATGGTTGTGACACTTTCCTTGACTGTCACACCGCCATTGCTCCGTCGGCTGCCCTCACGCTCCGCGGCCTTTAACAAGCTCTCATATCTATCCATAAGTACCAACGACTCCCCAATGGAAAAAGCCGCAACAAAGCGGCTTTTTGTACTCAGTGACCTTTAAGTGCTGATCACATCGTCCCCCCATATCTCAAAGCCTTTAACACTCTCTCCCTTCCTAACTGTCTCCCGTTGACTGTTGCTAACTGCACATCAGCTAACTAATATCAATCATCAGCTATCCGTTAGCTGTTGTGTTCCCCTTGCAGTGCTCAATCTCTGACCGCTGGTAATCACATACGCCCGGGTAGGATTGTGTGTGTTTGTGTTAATTAGTGGCCGCAATCTGTCGGCAGTTGGTGAACAGAAATGGATAGAAAGGTTGCACTATCCAACATATGTGAGCCATTTGTTAGACGCAACCACTAGCCAAAAAAAGACCCCGGCCGCGGGTCCATCAACTTTTCGCGTGTATGCGTTAAGCCGCGCGGGGATTAGCAACAAAAAGCTGCTGATAGTACGCGAGTAGTACGCATAAAGGGTGTGAGTAGCTAATGGATAGCTGATGAGTAGCTAGTGAATAGCTAATGGAGGACTATGGGTAACAGTCCTTCGGACTGTAAACAGCCAGAACAGCCAGTTCTCTTTGAGAACTTAAGAAGAGGTGAGACTACGGAAGTCAGTATTAACCGGATAGACGGTACTTAAAAAAGTCCAGCAAGCTGAACTTTTTACCGTTGTTCCATTCCGTCAGCTGTTGGTTAGCTGATGGATGGCGATGTAAGTCTTTTGTAAGACTATATGTGCTGGAGTCTAGGTGTATGGGAGAAGGTGGGCTAGTAAAGACCAGAACAAAGAGAGCGTTAAAAACGGGGCAGTAGGGGCAGCGGGTTTGTTGATTGCGGTTATTGATTGACCACTGTATAGTTTTGGAGACCCTTCCACCGGCAGGGGTAAACCCCTCTCCACCACTGAAACCGCATATTTCAGTAGTAGAGATGTACTGGGGCCGATCCAGTTAGGAGCTGGTCTGAATGAACACTAAGCCGATTCCATCT